CTCTTCACGAGACTCCTTGGGTGAACCTTACTCAGGCCCACTCAGCTTCACTTAAATGTGTGCGTGCAATCAAATGCACGGTTGAGTCGGATCCCCAAAAGGCAAAGTAGACCTTTTTGGTTTTATTGACTAATTAGAAATAATTACAGATGAGACCGGAAATCGGCGTAGTACTTAAGCTGTGATGTACTGACGACTTTCTGTACTCCGTTAGGAGTAAGAACCAGAAAGGATAAGTTATTACAAACTTAAGAAATTCTACATGGAAGCAATTCCAAGTATTCTACTTACTGGCTGCGGCTCCTCCCATCCCAGGGAGGAAAACCGAAGTTTAACCAGAGTATCCTTTACTCTGCCTCAGGCAATTGCCATCGGCTTCGAAAGGAGACGGTATAGCGGCAGCTGTTCTCGAGTAGGATGTTCTTCTGAAGTGCATCTTTTGCATTTCGGTTAGAGGACGTGTGACTTGTTGAAGTCGACTTGTCGACGACGAAACATAAGCATAAGATATCTCTCTTCTGAAAGAAATCGCTCGGCGCTGCGTACCGGCTGTATCCTGCAGCTCTTGCGGTTATACCGGAAGGCAGGCCGCCCAAAAGGCGGACCCAACCTGCTGGAAGGCGCAAGATAATATTCCTAAGTGGGTCGGATAGAGTGACTCGTCTGGAGACCAGGACGATGTGACCTCAATGACCCCCCATAAGGATATTGCAGAACCAGTTTAATACCGTGACTAAGTGATCAAAAATGAATAATTTTAAAATTAATATCTTTAATCACTTCGGTAGACTACCGACAGCTATTGCTGGGAACGTTAATGCCATGTTGAGTGTAAAAGCTCGACCTCTGCTAGCGAAAGTCATCAAAGCGATGGCTTCGCCGTGCAGAGTTGTCCTCCGAAAAAGTAAAGTGCTTGGGGTGTTTCTAATGGTGAACCGATTGGTGTACATAAGAAACAGATCAGGCCTTAAAGGCCTGACTCTATACCTGAAAGGGTGTTTTGTTCTCTTTCAGCAGTCCCTCGGGGGTCATCTGACCCACGATACTGGGAAAGTTGCAAAACTTAGAGTTTCTCGGAACAATTCGGGTTTACCCCGTATTATTCCCAGAACATTCAGATACGAGATTCGAAGAGGTAATACTAGAACCATGAAATTGGTTTCATGTATACTTAATGTGTATCGAGAAATTAAATTTCCCGGAACACCAAACCTCTCGACCATCACTGCTCCTTTCTCGGGAGACGTGTCTGTCTTTGACTCGGTGGCGCCAATGCTTCCATCGATTTTGGATTTATTCTTGAAACGCAGAAATGCGCTCGAGAGTATGGAAGGGGGGAAACCCCTTTTCATAATCTGGAAAGCCTCACCAGGGATGATTAAAGAACCTGTGTTCGGTGCATCGAATTATTCGACTCACCCTCACAATCTTTATAAATCTCTACTGGCCCTACGGAATAGACCACAATTGTGGACTGCGTTCATGAAGATCCTCCATGATGTGAATCATGGACCTCTTCTTCAGTTAATTAATTTAGCCGAAGATAAAGGCTTAATGCTAACCGGTCAAACCGGAGCATTAGGAAAACTTCATGCTAAAGAGGAACCTGCTGGTAAAGTTCGGATCTTTGCTATGGTGGATGCCTGGACCCAATGGGCCCTGTATCCCCTACATCGATTCATCTTTACGTGCTTAAGATCCATCCCGCAGGACGGAACTTTTGAGCAGGATGCTCCTCTGAAGGCGTTGCTATCCCGAAAACCAAAGGAATTGTATTCCATTGATTTGACGGCAGCAACCGATAGACTACCTCTGCGGCTTCAGATTATGGTACTTACGTACCTTGTTTCTGAAGAGTTTGCAGCGGCTTGAGCTGAGCTGTTGGTTGGGAGATCCTATGGATTCCACCAACTGGGGTATAGTAAGTACCATGGTAATTACAAATACTCCACTGGCCAGCCTATGGGTGCTTATAGCTCATGGGCCATGCTAGCGCTTACTCATCACCTACTGGTGCAAATCGCAGCCATTCGGGCTGGGGCGGTACCTCTGGGAACTTGGTTCACAGAGTATGCCGTCCTAGGGGATGACTTAGTGATTGCGGATAAAAGGGTTGCGGATTCTTATCTGCAACTCTTGAAAGAGATGGGAATGGAGGTTAACCTCTATAAGTCATTACTTTCAGATACTGGACGATGTCTAGAGTTCGCAAAACGAACAATATACATTGCTCCAGATGGAGTTTGAACTGATATCAGTCCAGTCCCCATGAAAGAGATGGCGGCAGCACAAAGTCTGCTCCCTGCTCTGGTGCAATTTGGTATTAGATACCAACTTACACTATCCGAGCTTCTTAAAGCTTTCGGGTTTGGATGAAGAAACCTAGCGGAATTAAACAAACCGCTCGGTAAACTTTCAGCCCAAATCCGGACAATTGTTCTAGGTCTATCCCTCCCGAAAACCATTGATGATGCTGTTGCATTCTTCAATTTGGGTTCACCACGACTTAAAAAAGTTGTGAATGATATGGTGCAGATTGGTATTGACTTTAAGCTGTCAGGGATAGCTAAAGTCGTACCAAGAGTACAACGGAAACTTGTTCCAGCTGAGCGAATGCTTGCCAATAAAGTCAATTTAATTGACGAAATGACAAGTACCGCAGCTGAAGGGATTATCGCAAGACAATCCGTCCTGGCCGATCTATCGCCAGGGCTTCCGTTCTATGAGGATGTCTGGCTGTCAGTCGTAAGACTGCAACTAGGATCCTCTCCTCAGTATTTTGGTCCGCCATATATCTATGGTGAAACCTTTATTACTGGGGATACCATACTCCCATTGCCGAGAGAATTCGGTCAGGGCCTTCAGGAATGGTACTCACTATTGTGAGATTTACTAATCCTTCCGGCGTTACAGTCGTACATTGATACGGTGCAGGATGCACTGTTCAATGTTGAGGGTATGGCAGGAAAACATCGGAGTAATCCAATGTTAGTACTACCATCCTTTCACGACATGGAAACAAACCTGCCTTATGGATTCTTCCACAGATATTGAGATCTCTTAGAGACTCTCAACGATCTGGCTTCGGCATCTCCCGCGGTTCTGGAATTTTCCAGACCTGAGGGACTTGAAGGGTTAAGCAGCTCATACTCTGGGGTTACTCCAATCCATTTAAGATATTATCGGATGTGGAGTGCGTTTATCCAAGGGTCCATCCCAACGTTAAATATTGGGATGAAAACATCATTAGTACCCAACCGGGTACTACCATATGATGGACCTTCTGGATTGCCCGGAGGCGAATAAACCAAAGTAATCTCTGGACTCATGTAATTAGTTTTGCTGGAACAGTTAAGAATGCATACTGTTGGCATTTCCCTATCTATAAGATTGGGTCACACTTCTGCATACTGTTATTCGATACCTAAAAGGAATCGAAGGCAGCGGAAAGATCTGATGTTCTAAAGATATGGCAACCTGGAAGGTTGGCAGGGACCCTTAGGGGACCAGCCCTTCACCGACCCTTAGGGGACGAGAAGGCTTTCAGCCACTGTCGAAGACTCACCGGGGGACTGTGGGCGAAATACCACACAAAGCCGGAAAAGGATGTTCAGTATAAATCTGAGATCGGTCCTAATGAAGACCGAGTCCAGAGCGCATCAAATGATCACGCTAGCTCAACACCCGTGAGCACTGTCGAATAACAATGTCAAAGAAGTTTGGTGATACGTTTTGCCAAAAGCACACGTTTATCAGACTTCAGGGGTCCACCCGATCTCGACCATTTCTGGTGTAGAACCGGATGATATATCACCCTCAGTAGTGTATAGTTTTGAGAGGAGGAGGACTCACCACCCTTCTCTTTAAATCCTATACCTTTCCGATATTGTGATTGGTCTGACTAATTACACGGGTTCCGTGTAACCATCGTCACTGTTAGGCACTTCAGTACGATACAAATAGGAGGACAAAGCTCAGGCCCTGTTCTAACGAACAGATAACCTGAACAATGTTCTATTCGGATCTAACCGAAGTCTCTTGAGAAAAGGGAGTAATCCCACCAGACGGTCTCAAGAGTATGGCTCTG